CATGAACATCCTACTATCACCAGGCATTTATCTGCCTCACCAAAGAGCAGGATCTGAAATATACTTGCATCGAGTTGTAACCTACTTAATAAGCAAAGGCCATAAAGTAAAGGCAGTTACTAGATGCCCAGAGAATTATAATTTCGAGGGGATAGAGGTTTACAAGGCTAAAGATAATTACAAAGACTGCCATAATGATTTATGGGACTGGGCAGAGTTGGTATTTTGCCAACTTTCAGGGACTTACTATGCTATGAATAAGCAGAGGTTAAAAGCTAAGAAAGTAATAAACTTTGCACATAATAACGTAGGCTATCCGCAAGTTAATATCAGGCCGAATGTGTACACAGTTTACAACTGCGAAAACACAAAGCATGAATTAAACTACAATCAGGAAACCTATACTTTGTACGCTCCGATAAATTACCGAGATTATTCTACAGATAGACCAAACGCAGAATATGTCACTTTGATAAACCATAACGAAAACAAAGGCGGTCAGATATTGATTGAAATAGCAAAGCGAATGCCTCATATTAAATTTATGGCGGTGCAAGGCGGTTACTATCATCAAATAAAAGATGATAAGGTCACTAATATAAAATATGTGCCTATGGTAGATGATGTACGCAAGTATCTAGCACTAACAAAGGTTCTGATTGCACCTAGTGAATATGAAAGCTACGGCATGGCTCAAATAGAAGCTCTCTGTTGTAATATTCCAGTTATTGCATCAGATATACTAGGATTTAGAGATAGTCTAGGAGATGCAGGGATATTCGTTAAGAGGAATGATATAGATGCATGGGTAGATGCTATTAGTAATATTGTCAGTATAAAGACTAAATTAACACCAATTGAAAGAGCTATGCAATTAGATCCTACGCAGGAATTGCCTAACTTTGAAAATTGGTTAAATAAAATTTGTAATTTAGCATTATTATAATGGAAAAAAAAGAGTATCTAAAAGAACCCTTTAAACCTAAACAGAATGGATCAGTTGAATGTAGTAAGCCTTTCACAGGCAAAGATGTATCTAAGACTAGACGAAGATTATACCATAGAGGATGGATTGATTACCTCATTGATAAAATCAGCCGTTAATCAGGCCGAACAATTTACTTTGCAAGTGCTTTGGCAAAGAACCTTAACGGCAATCACTCCAGCAACTGGGATATTAAGAATATTTGATTATCCTATTGTATCTATCGAAAATGTAAAAGATTCTGATTTAACTACTCTGACATTTGAAACGATAGAAACGCAAGCATATACAGAGGTAATATCTGGAACGGCTGGATTAAATACAGTTACCTATGTGGCTGGTTATGGATGGAATTATGATGGTGGATCGGATGTTCCTGATGACATTGAAACTGCAATAAAAACAATGATTGCCTATTATTACGAAAACAGAGATAATCCAGTTGTGGGTATGCCAGCTTTGGCTACTATGTTACTATCACCATACAGACGCATAACACTATTCTAATGAATCCAGGCAAACTAGATAAACGCATTACATTTGGCACGTTCACATCGGTTGAGAATGCTTTTCAGGATTACGTGATTACCTTTGTGCCTGTACTAGCTACGTGGTCGCATATAAAGCCATACGATGGCAGTAGACAATCGCAAGCACAAGAGCAGGTAATAAACCAGACCTTTAAATTTACAGTCCGTTACAGGCGAGATTTTGCACCTACAAAGGATATGCGAATTAAGTATGAAACAAACTATTTTACAATCCACTCTATAAAAAACCTAGATGACACTTTCAGGTTTTATGAAATTTTGGCATCGGTAACGGATGATAATAATGGCATCTAAAATAAATATATCTAAATTGCTATCTCAAATTTCAGCTTTTGGCGTGGATGCTAACAGAATGGCAGTTGCCGTTACTAATGAAACCACACAAGGCATGGTTACTCAAGCGCAATTAAGAGTGACAAGTAATGAAAGCGTAGATAAAGGTCAATTAAGATTATCAATAGGAAAAACAACTGCTAGAGTAGGCTATAATCGTTCATTCTTTTTTTCCAATGCACCTTATGCTGCATACGTTGAATTTGGTACTGGTGGTGGAGTTAGAATACCAAATGGGTATTCAGATTTAGCAGAACCTTTTAAGGGTAAAGGAATGAGGATAAGAAATTATCCTGCTAAGCCTTTTTTTATCCCTAGCTACCTAGAAGGAATCCAGAAATACCCTAAAACATTAAAAAAAGTGCTTGAAGTTGAAACGAGAAAATATAATAATAAAAAATAGTTATATTTGACAAATGAAGGATGCCAATTTAGCAATACTGAATGCCTACAAAACCAAACTAGCTAGTTTAATAGTTGGCGGAGTTACCATTCCGGTATATAGTAAGTCAGCACCTTTGAAAAACGTACCAGCTAAATATGTAATTTTGTCTAGTCAAACGAGATTACAGAATCAAACTAAGTGCGGGTATTGGTATCTTTGTACTATAAATGTGCAAATAGTTACTAAATACCCGAATGGCACTGGAGATTTAAGTTTTGCAATGGTAGTGAGCGAGGAAATACAAAACAGAATACAGGTCACGAATTTAACATTGAATGACTTTATTAATGTTGAAACTTTGCAATTGTTAACTAATGAGGTAACTTTAGAAACAGAAACGGAAAACGTATTCCAATATATATTAACTTTTCAACACAAATTAAATAGAAATTAAAATGGCAGACGAGCAATTTTACGCAGGTAGTTTATTCATGCTATACATCCGGAATTCAGGAACCTGGAAGCCGGTAGCATGTTTAACCTCAAATGGTTTAAGCGAAACTTGGGATTTCGCGGAAACAGTTACTAAATGTGATCCGGGAGTAACCAGACGCAAGCCGACTACTTATAGCTATGAAATTCCTTTTGAGGGAGTTTTCACAGATACAAGCGGTGCAGGTGGTGATACCGCAAAGGCATCATGGGATACTATCAAAGGTATTGCAAGAGCTAAAACTTTGGCAGAATACCAGATAGCTTTATTGCTTGCAAACGGAACGGAAGATCCTAATTTTGCAGCTCAATTCGGTACTGCTTATTTTAGTGCTTTGGATATCACAGGTGCTGAAGGCGAGTTTATTACATTCTCTGGCACTTTGCTAGGCGATGGTGATATTACGGAAATAGATCCTTATCCTGGCTACTAATTTATGGAAGGACATTTGATTTATACGATCAATGGTATTGAGCGCAAAATGTTTTTTGGTAACTATGCTTTAGAGGAAACTCTATCGCATTTTGATTCTAGCATTAGCGATATATCAGTACTATTAGATAAAAAGCTACTTCCATTCATGCGAGTTTTTATCTATCATTCGGCGGCATATATAATGCTAAAGGATGGTAAAGAACCTGATTTCAATCAGTTTGATGTGCATGAATGGATTGATAACACAGGCGGATCAGGTGGTGATTTTATACTCAAAGCATCTAAGGAATTATTTAGGTGCTTAGGATTAAACGAAGTTACCGATCAGTCTGAAAAAAAAAAGACAAACCGAAAAGCTAAACTGGCGTAATGATGTTTTAACCTTTGCTTTTGGGGAAATGGCTATGATGCCTAATGACTTTTACGCCTTGACATGGAATCAGTACTGCCTGAAATGTCAGGGCTTTTTTAATAAAGAAAAAAAGGAATGGGAGCGAGTAGGCTGGGGAACGTGGAATGCTATGAGCGTTCACGTTAGCAAAGGGATGCCTAGTTTTAAAAAATTTATGTCATTTATCTATCAGGATGAAGAAGTAAAAGACATTGACAGAATCAAAGAAACAATGAATAAAGCCATGTCTAAATATCTAGAAAATGCAAGGAATTGAAATACCTATTGGCGCACCATTAGGGCAATTAGATAAGGATTTAAGGGGTGCTGAAAAAAAATTAAAGGATTTTACAAGCTCTGCTGATTCAAATCTTGCAAAGTTTAGCTCTGGGGCAAGTGCTGCTTTAAAAACTGTAGCTTTAAGTATTGGCGGCGCATTAAGTGTAGGAGCTTTTGTAAGTTTTGGTAAGGAGGTTTTAGCCGTAACCGCTGAATTTGAGAAATTTGGCGCGGTATTAGGAAATACTTTAGGATCTAATGCGTTAGCTAAATTAAAGTTAAAAGAGATTTCAGATTTTGCCGCTAAAACTCCATTTGGTGTAAATGAATTAACTGATTCATTTATTAAATTAGCAAATCAAGGTTTTAAACCTACAGGCGATCAAATGCGATTACTTGGGGATTTAGCTTCAAGTACTGGTAAATCTTTCAATCAATTAGCAGAGGCAATAATTGATGCCCAAGTGGGTGAATTTGAAAGATTAAAAGAGTTCGGAGTTAGAGCGCAAGATGCAGGGGACAAAGTTATTTTTACTTTTAAAGGAGTTCAAACCACAGTAGATAAGTCCGCTGAATCAATTAGGAATTATGTTACATCATTAGGAAATGCCGAGGGTGTTTCAGGATCAATGGCAGTTATTTCTCAAACATTAACAGGCAAGATTTCAAACTTAGGAGATAGCTGGGATCAAATGCTTATTTCGGTTGGAAGTAATACTTCTGGAGTATTTAGTGGAGCTATAGATATTATAAATCAAGCAATTAATGAAATAACTCAATTTAACCAAGAATTAAATACTGCATCTAAATTTAAAATATCAGGTTCTCTTTTTGAAGGATTAATAAAAGCCGGAGGTAAAATTTCAGGAATCCCAGCATTAGGTGCATTAATGTCTACGAAGGATATAAATGTTACCGCTATAATGGCAGTAGAAAAGGGAGTTAATGGAATTGTCCAAAGTACAGTACAGGGAGCTAAAAGCGTTACGGATTTTTCAAATGCTATTGCAAAATTAAAAACAGAAGGAGATAAATTATTGCAGGGCGGTGCAAGCCAAAGCGTAAAGAATGCTTTTAAAACTGTTTATGAAGATGGAATAAAAGCATTAAGAGATGGAAGGGATGCATTTGGTAGGGAAGCAAGTAAATCTACTATAACAGGTAATTTAGGAGTAGATAAAAAAGCAAAAACAGAAGCAGCAAAAAAACAAAAAGAAGCAAGCGAAAGTGCTGCAAAATTAAAAACTGATGCAGGTGTTTTTGCTCAACAAATGATTACATCATTAGTTAATTTTAGAGCAACAGTATCTGCTGAGGCAGATAAGAAAAAAGCAGGATTAGATTTTATTGATCCTGATGCTTTAGATTTGGCAGTCAGTCAATCAGAAGTTGCAGCTAAGGCAATAGTTGATAAATTTGCTGCTATAAAAGCACCTTTATTAACTCCATTCCAAAATTTAAATCTTTACATAAAAGATAATATTTTACCGCAATTAAGCACATCGTTTAAAACATTCTTTGACGAAATGCTAATACGTGGTAAATTTTCATTTGAGGCATTAGGTGAAAGTATAAAAAATACTTTTTTATCAGTATTAGCAAGCGAGGCCACAAAAGGAGTAATGAGTTTATTGGCTGGAGGGGATAAAAAAGACGGCAGTAAAGGCAAAGGACTAATTGGGATAGTTGGGAGTTTGCTAAAAATTGGAGGCGGTAAAGCTGCTTTAGCAGGCGGAACGGCAGCAACTGGTGGAACGGCCGCATTGGCAACCGGAACGGCTGCAACAGGCGGAGCGTTATTGCCTATCTTAGCAGGAGTTGCAGCCATAGCAGGGATAGCATCGTTGTTTAAAAAGAAACAAGCCGCGCCAATTCCTCAACAGTTTAACAATGTTGCTACGAGTGGGTTCGGTGCTGGTAGTGATATAAGCTCTGGCCGGGTAGTATTTGAAATATCAGGCACTAACCTAGTTGGTGTATTAAATAGAGCAGGGGCAAAACTTCAAAGATTCGGACCATAATGGCATATACTGACAGATACTTTTTTACTTTTTATGCAGATCGTGATACCCGGATATTAGGTGGAAGCTCTGATATATTTGAATGCATTATTCAGCAGTTGGATTATGTTGGCGTATCAGAGGAAATCCAGGCGCAAGAGAACCCGGTACAGATTAACTATCAGAATACTTCGGATTATAAAATGCAAGCTATCAGAGGCTCTGAATGTACGTTAAATCTAATAGCTACAGAGGACTTTGAGCTAGAGGATTTATATACCGAAAACGAAAGGGAGTTTTTAGTATTGATCTATAAAAACGGAGATGTAATTTGGCGCGGATTTATTATACCTGATGGATGTCAAGAGCAGTTTATGTTCACTCCTTATGGCATATCTATTAATGCCGTTGATACTTTAGGACTACTAAAAAACCTATCCTACGTTCAGAACGATGGAAACTTTTGGCTAGGTAAGCAGTCATTTTTAGATATTATTTACAACTGCATTAATCGGATAGCTATTCCGAATATGGATATTTATACTTGTGTTAATATTTACGAGGAAACTCAAACATCTGGCGATTTATACGATCCTTTGGCATTGACCAAAACTAATGCTGAAAGGTTTATGAAGGATGACCAGATAAACCCTATAAATTGTGAGGAAGTATTAAAGGCAGTCCTAGAGGAATGGACTGCAACCATAATTCAAAGCGAGGGTGCATTCTACATATTTAGGCCTACTGAGTTGGCTTTATCTGATACTTTAGTTTTCAGGAAATATATTGATGGAGAACCTGCCTACGATGGCTATGTAAATTCTAAAAATTTAGCTCAAATATTAGGAGGCGAAAGCGAGGGCGTTGTTTTAGCTCCTTTGTTTCATATAAATACAGATCAGTTAAAAATGATTGATAAGCCTTACAAGAATGCTTCAATGTCTTATCGGTATGGCGAAAATAAAAATTTAGAGCAGTTATTGGATAATTCAACTTTATCCGGCGCATACCAAGAGGGAGTTGGCGATCCAATTGGACCTAGAACCGATATTGTTATACCTGATTGGACAAGGGTAGGAACAATCGAAATGGGTATTGCTTTAGATGGAACAGTAATTTTTTATCCTACTTTGCTAGTTGATACTAATAATTATTATGAAAATGATAATGTATTTGCAATTGGTTTAGATTTTAGGCTAAGATTAACTGTTGATTATACCAAAGTAGATCCAGCCTATTATAGTCCGTATCTAAATTTTCAAATTATATGGAATGATGGATTAACAGATTGGTATCTTCAAAATGATAATTCATGGGCTGCAACTTTGCCATTTAACAATTATATCTCAATCTATACAGAAATTAATACCTCTGGACAATTGGTTATAACTAGCGCGCCAACAACATCATCCGGTACTATTACAATCCGTATTTTATCTCCATCGAATCCGGAAAGAGCTATAATATATACAGGTATTTCTGCTAGCGTTTTTCAAGACTTAGGTCCTCAAATTGGGGAAATCCATACCGCAACCCAAAGAGGTACTTTTACTCATGTTCCAGAAACTATTGATGTTTTTAATGGGGATAGTGATTTAAAACAATACATGGGGGCGATGTATCTATCGGATGGCACAACCTTAACTGTTCAATGGTGGCGTAGATATGCATCAGAGTCAATTTTAGCAGAACCATTTGCAACCTATAAACCATTCCTTCGCCTTGCAGTCGAGGAAATCCAAAGAATATATGCAGGGCCTTTTGTTAAATTCGATGGATCAATTTTTGGATATTTTAATCCCTTATCAGCATTTAGCATCAATCTATTAGCTGGCAAGTTTATGCCTTTAGGACTATCTTATGATTTGCAGTCAAATATCTGTAAGGCTACTTTAATCCGCATCGTAAATGCCGAAATAGCTATGGATTATACTTTGCAACCCGATTACGGACAAACCACTAGAGTTACTATAAAATCAGGGCCATGATCATATTAAACATAAATACTATTCCGGTGGGATGCTTGACTAGTAATTCATTGTCGGAAACCATACAGTTTTTGCGGACTTGCAAAACTACTGAAAAAGGTGCAACTAAATCATTAGGCACTTTGCATGGATATTCTATTCCCTTTGAATGCGTGTACTCAAATGACATGGCTATTATCAATTATAATGATTTAAAAACATTTGGCAGAGATCGCGTAAAAGTTGCCTGGTCAATGGTTAATGATGAAACTGGCGAGGGCGATGAAGGATATGCATTTATTGAAAATTTGGACATAACCGGAAATACAGATGATTTTGTTAAATTTACAGGAACATTAACCGGCTATGGATCTATAGTTGATTATGATTTGATTCAAAATATATGGTATCAAAATATTGATACCTTTGTAGATAATGGGGGCCAATATGTATTACTTAATTAAAGGATCATGCCAGTAGTAGGAATTTATACTAAAGACTTTCCGACCTTAGGCCGGGACTTACTAGATAGCGATATTATAGTAGTTGCTATTGCTGGCAATGTAGTTACTTACCGCTCTACTGTTGGAGCGATGCGGAGTAGGTTCTTTGTAGAAAATTCAACTACTTCCGAGCTATCCGCTGCAACTTTATCAGCAACTTATACAACCGCTGGCATAGGCTTTGAAGTCATTTGCCAATTAATAACAGATAATCCATTAATTTACAAAAAAACATCAACCGGGTGGTATTCCATCCCATTAGGCACAGTATCATGAGAAAACTACTATTTATTTTATTACT